GCACAGGTGCAGGCAGCGCAGGGGATCATCATGTCCGTCGCGAAGGGCGAACTGCCGCGCGAGAGCGGCGTGCAGATGTTGATCCAGTTCTTCAACATGGCGCCGGATGCTGCCGACGCGCTTATGGGTGAGGTTGGGCGCTCCTTCACGATCTCGGCGACCGAGGCGCCCTGATGCCATTCATCTCCGAGCGACAGCGCGACTACCTCAAGCGCGAGCATCCGGCCGTCTATCGGCGGTTCCTGCGCGATGAGCGTGCGATGGGCTTTGAGCTCCGCGCTCCCGCTGACGTCGCCGAGGTGGCGAAGCGTGGCCTCGAGGCTCGCGAGCGGTACGGCCGTGGCGGTACGCTCGTGGGTGCGCGAAGGGCAAACCAGCTGGCGAAGCGCGAGGTCGTGAGCATTGAGACGATCAAGCGCATGGTCGCGTACTTCACGCGGCACGCCGTGGACCTCGAGGCGCCGGCGGCGAAGCCGGGTCACCCGGACTACCCTAGCCCCGGACGCATCGCGTGGGATCTCTGGGGAGGTGCGCCTGGTCGAGCATGGGCGCGTCGTCAACTGACCGTTTGGGAGCGCGTACAGCGCGAGGAGGGCAAGTGAGCACGGAAGAAGGAACTGACACCACGGGCGCAGAGGCGCGTATTCGGCAGTTGATCTCGCGGGTGAAAGAGCTCGAGGGCCGTGTGACGGAACTCACGCCGCTGGCCGAGCAGGCCGAGAAATACCGCGTCCAGGTGGACGAGGTGAAGGCCGCGAGCAAGGCAGAGCGCGAGGCGCTCCGCATCGAGCGCGAGATCGCCAGCGCCGGCATCACCGACGCCGAGGGCATGGAGTACGTCCAGCACGCCTATGGGCGTCTGCCTGCCGAGGGCCGGCCTCCGCTCGCGGAGTGGCTCGGCAACAAGGACGCGCTCCCGAAGGCGGTGCGGGCGTACCTGCCGGAAGCCACGCCGGCCCCGGCGCCGGCACCGACCACGATGACGATGCCGAAGAGCAACGCGGGCGTGACGTCGCAGGCCGTGACGCCAACGGCAGCGTGGACGCCGGAAGCGATCATGCGTCTGTCGCCGAGCGAGTTCAAGGCGAACTTCGCGGCGATCAAGGCGTCGGGTGGCGTGCCTTGACAGTCTGTCACGGACGGTAGTACGGTAGCCGTGAGGCGAGAGCCTCACGCGCTCGAGGCAAGGTCTCGTAAAAAGCGACACGCGCGGCCAACGTCAAACCTTCATAGGAGGCCACAATGGCCGTCATCGACTTTTCGGCGCTCGACGGTAACGCTCGCGCCGCTGCCGTTCTCTACCAGTCCATCGTGATGAAGCTCGCCGACACCGGCAGCCTCCGCAACGCCCCGTGCTTCCTCAACGTCGGCAGCGTCAACGGCTCCGGCTCTGACAGCATCCAGGTGCCTGTCGTCGGCCTCAACGGCACCGACATTATGGCGGCGGTTTCTGACGGCTCTGCGGTCAGCAACACCTCGATCACCTCTGCCGCGGCGACTGTGGCCGTGGCTCGCCAGGCTCTCCGCTACGACCTCACCGATCTCGCTCGCGCGACCAACAGCGTGGCCGGTGGCGTTGACCTCGAGGGTCTGTCCAACGCGATGGTGGCGGCGTTCAACGGCCGCTTCAACCAGATGGTGTGCGCGCTTTCCGGTGGCTTCGCCACGCAGGTTGGCAGCACGGGCGTCGATCTCACGACCGACACCTTCTACGACGCGATCTTCGCTCTCCAGCTCTCCAGCGTCATGGGCGAGTACCACGCCATCCTGCATCCCCAGCAGTACAACGACCTCATGTCGAGCCTGCGCGCGGAGACTGGCCCGGCTCAGTACGTCATGGCGAACCAGGAGCAGACGAACGCTCTCGGCGCCTCGTTCAAGGGAAAGCTCTTTGGCGTGAACGTCCACGTGTCGTCTTTCGTCCCGAGCGTCAGTGGCACCGACTACCGGGGTCAGATGCTCGGCGAGGGTGCGATCGCCTACGCCCTCGGCACCCCGGCGCCCATTCAGGCCGCTGGTGGCGTGATCATCCCGGCCGGCGCCCCGATCGCCGTGGAGTGGGAGCGTGACGCTGCCTCCGGACTTACTAAGGTGGTGGGTAGCTGCTTCCTCGGCGCAGCTGAGCTCCAAGACCTCAAGGGCGTCGGGATCCTGAGCGACCTCTGATCCTGCTAGCCTAGCGTCAAGGCGTGTCCGTGCTTATGGTACGGGCACGCCTTCGGCGTTTCACAGGAGGGATCATGGCGGCAACATTCACGACGGCCAACTCGTCCGGGTTCGAAGGCACTCCTGCCGCTCGCCCGCAGGCGATGGCGAACCTGCTCAACATGCCGAGCAACGCACAGTGGTGGTATACGCATCATCCGGCGCACTGGCAGCTCGTGGAGGGCGAGTGGCTCCCCGACCTCACGCAGATGGTCGCGATCCCCGGCCTCAACCGCGTCGATAAGCACGGCGACACGGCGCTCACCGAGGTGCATCTCGCGAAGAAGGGCGCCGTGGTAATCCCGTGGGAGGTCGAGCCGGGTGGCTACTGCATGCAGTTCGCTGGCGTGAACGGGCCGGTCTACCTCTCCAAGTGGGAGAAGCCGAAGCTCGTCGCCGGCCAACTTCGCGTAACGCCTGACGAGGCCGGCTATCGCGAGTTCCGCAACCGCCTCGTCGTGGAGGGATGGATCAAGGTTCCAGATCCCGACTTCATCGACGTGATCATCGGACGCCAGGAGCGCCTCGTCAACGAGCACCGCACCCGCGCGCCGGTCAACCCCGGTAGCGCGCTCATCCTCCCGGTCGCCGAGAAGCGCCTCGAGGACATGCGCGCCGCGAAGGAGCGCCTCTACGCCACCGACGAAGCCGCGCCGAAGCGAGGCCGCAAGTGAGCGGCGAGAAGCCGGCCATCCGGCAGGGCATGGATCAGATGACGAAGCGTCTGGTCGAAGGCGGGATGCCTTCCGACAAGGCACGCAAGGTGGCGCAGGACGCCGCGCAACGTGCGGATCGCAAGGAGCGCGATAAGCGGTAGCTAGGTGGAGGTCGGGCATGTCACTCGCTGAAACGGTCTACACTGCTCGGTTCCGTTCCTCGGAGACGATCGAGCGTGGACGTTTGCAGACGCTCACATGCCCGACCCAGCGCGCAGGCGCCACGGCCACGCCATCGAGCGGGACGATCACGATCTACCGTCCGGATCAGACGGTGCTCGTGACGTCCGCTGTGACGATCCCCGGCGGCGGGATCGCCACCTACTCTCTCGCCGCGGTCACCACGACCGCAGAGCAACTCGGAGAGGGCTGGCTCGTTGAGTGGGCGCTGGTGATGCCGGATGCGGTCACCCACACGTTCCGCAACGACGCGGCGCTGTGCCGTCGCACGCTTTACCCCGTCGTTGCAGATGCCGACCTGACGCAGCGTCACAGCGACCTACCGAACCTGCTGGCGTCAGGCACGACCAGTTACCAAAGTTACCTGGACGAGGCTTTCGCCACTATCTGCAATCGCTTGATCTCTCAGGGGCGTAGACCCTATTTGCTGATCCAGCCAAGCGCGCTGCGCGAGGCGCATGTCGCCATGGCGCTCCATTTGATTTTTCTCGACTTTTCGACGTCGGCCGGCGACTCGGGACGCTGGCAGGCGTTGGCCGACCACTACCTGCGCGCCTATACCGAGGCGTGGAACCAGCTCAAGTTCGTCTATGACGAGGCTGACGAGAACAAGGTTGACGCCACGATGAAGAAGGGCGCCGCGAGCACCGTGTGGCTCAACGGGCGCGGCGGGCAGTCTTACTGGACTCGGTGGTACTGATGGCCGCGAAGAGCATCCGTCAGCTGCGCGAGGACGTCACTGCGCGCATCCTCACGCTCTCGGGCTGGAAGGAGTCGCGTGTCGCCCCGGATAACTTCGGCCGTGACGCTGATAGCATCGCCCACAAGGCGTTCGCCGTGCATCCGGCAGAGACGGCCGACATGCGGGCGTACCGTGGTCGGCCTGCCGAGGGCCTCCTGGTCGAGACGTCGCTCGTCGTCCACTACTGTTGGCGTCTCGCTCCGAAGGGCATGAGCGACTCTTACGATGACGCCCTCGACGGCGAACAGGCCGTCGTGAACGTGCTCATGGCCTACGATGCGTCGTGGCCTCTGTCCTACAAAGTGCAGGTCGTTCGCACCACGCGCACCACATCGGATAGTGGCGAGTGGGTGCTCGGGCAGGTCGAGACTCGGATCGTTCACACACTACCGCTTCAGT